GCGTTTGCGCTCGCGGGCGGCCACCTCGACCAACTCGCCATCCACCTGCTTCAACTCCCTGGTTTCCTGCGGCGCAAAGACATGCCCGCACTCACGGCAGACCTGCGCAGCGCTCATGCTGGTGGCAAAGCACACTGGGCATACCTTGACCGATGGCGCAGCCTCACGGTCGCGCTTGGTCAAGCCGTCTAGTGTCCAGTCACGCGGCTCTAGGTGGTGGCCCAGCCTGAGCGTGTTGCCGACATGATCCAGCACCACCGCAGCAGCTTTACCCGGTGATGGCCTGAGGCATCTGCCGATCATCTGCAGGTGCAAGCTGGTGCTAGCGGTTGGCCTAAGCAGGATGCAGCCACCAACTGATGGCACGTCCACGCCTTCGCCAATGAGTGCGCAGCTAGTCAGCACCTTGATGCGGCCAGTACCTAGCGCCTTCAGCAGGTCACGGCGCTGCTCGCTGGTCATGGTGCCGTCAATGCTGGCGGCTGGGACGCCGGCACTTATAAATAGATGCGCCACCGCCTCGGCATGGGCCACTGAGCAGCAAAATGCAATTGCTGTTTGACCGTCGAGGTGCTTGCGGTAGTGGCTCAGGCAGTCGCCCATGATCGTGCCAATACGATGCTCAGCCTCGCGGGTGTCGAAGTCACCCATGCGCTTATGCAGCCCGGCGGCATCAAATCCAGGTGGCGCCAATACCTTGGCAGCAGCGAGGAAGCCGTGCTCGGTCAGCCATTGCGCCGTTGGGCCTTCCACCATGGACTGATAGTGCTCACCCAATCCACGCCCATCGCTGCGGATCGGTGTTGCCGTGACACCGAGCAGCTTGGCGCCATGGAAATGCTCGATCACCTTCGCCCATGTGCCGGCGGTGGTGTGGTGCGCCTCATCAACAACCAGTAACTGAAAGAAATCCCTAGGCAGCAGGTGCAACCTCCGGGCTACGGTTTGCACGCTGGCAACTTGCACCGCATGGCTTAAGTCCATGGTCTTGCCGGCGATGATGCGCCCATGCGGCACTGTCATGGCGCGACTGGCTTGGTCCAGCAGCTCAGCGCGATGCACTAGCACCAGCACGCGGTTGCCTTTCTTGGCTGCTTGCTCGGCGATGTAGCTAAAGCACACCGTCTTGCCGCCGCCGGTCGGCAGTACCGCTAGGGCTGATTTATGCCCTAGCTGGTATTGCAGGCGGATGTCGGTGATTAGTTGTTGTTGGTAGGGGCGGAGTTGCATCACATCAGCATCCCCTGCTTATTGCTGGCCACCTCCGTCAGGTTTTTGACAGCGCAGTTGTAATACGAAGGCTTCAGCTCAAAGCCAACAAACCGGCGATCCATCTGCAGGCTGCAGTAGCCCTCGCTGCCGATGCCGGCAAAGGGCGACAACACCACATCGCCAGGATTGCTCCACAGTTGCAGGCCGCGACGGATCACCTCAAGCTGCAGCGGGCAGATGTGCCGCTCATCTTCATTAGCGCGGGCGCTGCGGTACTGGAGCGTGTCCGATGGGTTGATGTCCATCCATACCGGGCTGGCATACCGCTGCCAGATGTTGATCGAGTCCTTGATTGGGTCTTTGCTTTTCGGCGGCGGATTCTCGCCTGCAAACTCCGTAAACGGGCCAGCCACCGGCTCTGGATTATCGCCCAGCTTGCGCACCGTTACCAGATAGTCCGGGATGCCCTGACGACTCAGCGCAGAATCTTTACGCACTTGCTTATGCAGCAACCCGATTGCCTTGGTGCGCTGCATGGCAGTGACTGGATCTTTCCAGATGCACACCTCGCTATGGAATACAAATCCCGCAGCTTGGAAGATACGCAGCATGTCACCACGGAAATCCTTCACGCCAATAAAACCATCGCGTTCTTTGCTGCTAGGCAGATTCATGCAGTGAAAGCTAATCAACCTGCCAGGCATCATCACCCGGTGCAGCTCCTTGGCTAGGAATCCGAAATGATCAAAAAACTCCTGCTCAGTGCGGCTATTGCCCATGTCGCGGTCGCTGTTTGAATATGTGTACAGCGACGCAAATGGCGGGCTAAAGATGCTGTAGTGGATGCTATCCGTGTCTAGTTGCTTGATGCTCTCCACGCAGTCGCCCATGTACATGTCCCATCCATCGCCGGACTTGTGCTCAGTGACATGCGGGGCCACTTGGCGCTGAATCTTCTTGAGTTGTTCCATGGTCTGTTGCTTCATGATTTCAACCATTGATTGTGCCATTTGAATGCTGTCCGCTTCTTTACGGCGGATGTTTTCAATCACGCGGCCTTCGCCTACGTCGTAGATAATGTGCGCGTTTACCGGTTGCTGCTGGCCAAATCGCCAGCACCTACGGATGGCTTGATAGAACGCCTCGTAGCTGTGACTCAGGCCAACGAATGCCACGTTGTGGCACCGCTGAAAGTTAAGGCCAAACCCAAAGATGCTGGGCTTGCTGACCAGCACGCGGATTTTGCCATCTTGAAAGTCGATGGCCGCTTGCCGCTTGTGATCATCGCTATCGGCGCCGCACACCTCAACAGCGCCATTAATGGCAGCGGTTAGCGCCTTGCTCTCATCGTTTAGATCACACCACACCAGCCACTGCTCACCGTTGCCATTGGCAAGATGTGCTGCAGCGTTAACCCGCAATTGCAGGCTGGCCTTGCGCACCTTGCGCTGATCGTTAAGGCTGCGGGCTTCCATGGCAAATAACGCCATCTGACCTGCGTCATCAGCGACCGCCTCGCGTGGTGTTTCCACCGTGCAATCTTGGATCTGCAGCGCTGGCAGCACAAAGTCGCCATCCTCGTACCCCAGATCTGATGGCTTGCGGATCGTTACCGCCCAGCTGCACACCCACTCCCAGAACTTGCTCTTGGCGTGACCCTTAAGCCGCCACTTAGCAGTGTCGCCGCCATCGTGCACGAAGAACATGGCCAGCATCTCAGTCCGCGTCATGACCCCAATGAACTCCGCATGGTTGCCAAGCTCCATGTGGTCATTAGGTGCTGGCGTAGCTGAGCAGGCCAGTCGGTATGGCGTCTGCGCAAATGACTCAATGATCTGATTGCGGGTCTTGCCGGTGTATGCCTTAAGGATGCTGCTTTCGTCCAGCACCACGCCTGCAAAGCTGCCGGCGTCAAAATGCGCCAACTTCTCATAGTTGGTCACCGTGATGCCGGGATTCACCTCAGCCTGCGTCGCCGCAAACTGGCAGGAGATCTTGAACTTGCTACCCTCGCGGACGGTTTGATGCGCAACCGCAAGCGGCGCTAACACCAGCACATTGCCGCCGGTTTGTTGATGCACCTGATGCGCCCACTCCAGTTGCATGGCGGTTTTGCCCATGCCGCAGTCGGCCCATATGCAGAACTTGCCCACGCGGCACGCCATGGTCACGATGTCTCGCTGAAACGAAAACAGCGGTGCCGTAAACCCCTGCGGGTCAAACCCCGCAATAGGTGCAGCAGTGGATTTTGAAGCTAGGAAGTCTTGGTAAGTCATAGGCCGGTTCGGGCCTTGCAAGCGTAGCAGCCGCTGCTACAGTGTGCAAGCATCCCGCCCAGCACCGTGCGTCTGGCCCATCCAACCCATATACGGCTGACCCCAGAACAGTTGCAACGCCTTGACTCTTGGCGTGGTGACCGCATGAATCGCGCTACAGCCATTCGACTGCTGCTGGAGCAAGCGCTGCGGCTGCACCTCGATCAAGTGCTGCCGGCAACCAAATGACGATCCACGATGAACTAGCCCGTCTGCCGGACGGGTGGGGTTTTGTTGCGGTTGATGGTGAGAAGCGCCCATACCAGCCCGAATGGCAAAAGAAACCCCTAACCAAAGCCAAGCTGGCTGCTGAGCTAAAAGCCGGACGCGCTCGTGCTATCGGCGTTTGCTGCGGTGTTCCATCAGGTGGTCTGTTGTTTCTTGACCATGACGGCAAGTCGGCCAGCACCATACTCCGCGACTGGGGTTGCCCCATGTCCTCGCTGCCGCGCTCGTGGACTGTTACATCTGGCCGCGATGGACGGTTTCAAGTCATCTACCAAGTGCCGGAGCACTATTGGGATGGCATCGCCACACGCAAATACAAGACCGGCGTCACCGACAGCGAAGGCAAACCCGAGCAAGTCGAACTCCGCTGGACTGGCTGTCAGTCCGTCGTAGCAGGTGACCACCCGCTGACGCCTGGTTACCGCTGGGTTGCCAAATACAGCCCCGATGACCTGCCCATTGCTGAAGCGCCGCCTGAGCTATTAGAGCGGATGCTCAAGCCTGTGGCTGCTGCAGTGGTGGTGCCTGAGCCGCGTGGTGGCAATGCTGGTGATGACACCGCTAGGGCGCGGTCATATCTGGATGCTTTGGATGCCTCTAGGGCTGATGACTACGACGACTGGCTGGCCGTTGGCATGGCGCTCCACAGCCTTGGTGATGACACGCTTCTAGACGACTGGGAACAGTGGTCCGCGCAGTCCGGTAAGCACAAGCCCAGTGACTGCCAGCGCAAATGGCGCAGCTTCAAAAAGTCAGGCATTACCCTCGGCACCCTTGGCGATATGGCCAAGAAAGACGGCTGGCGTAGTTCCGCTGTTGCCAAGCGCGTTGTGGGTGGCAGGAACGGTGGCAGCCCGGACGCTGATACGCCGCCGATCATCACCAAACCGGAGAAGCTGGAAACCGCAGAGCTGCTGGCATTTCTCCGTAGCAAATGCGATGACATCCGCTACAACACCTTCACACAGCAAATTGAAATTAAAGAGCAAGTCGTAGAAGGTGCTGACCGCTTCTACCTCAAGCTGGCGGAAATGGGCTACAAGGTCAGCAAGGAACTGGCAATTGACTGCCTCGTGCAGGTAGCCAATGAAAACCCATACGATCCGGTCCGTGAATACCTCGAATGGTGCGCCAACAGCGCTGAACCCACATACATTGATCGCCTTGCCACTGCATACCTGCGGCCTGATGACGAGATACAGTTGGAACCCACCATTTACGACGAGATGCTAAAGCGCACCCTCATCGGTGCAGTGGCCCGTGCCTTTAATCCTGGTTGCAAGCATGACACTGCCTGCGTCATCATGGGCGATCAAGGTGCCTACAAGTCCAGCTTTTGGCAGTGTTTAGGTGGTCCATTCTTCAGTGATTCGCTTGGTGATATCACAACCAAAGACGACATCATGGTGCTCCATCGCTCATGGATGATGGAATGGGCGGAACTGGATCACATCACTAATCGCAAGCACGCCGGACAAGTCAAGGCATTTTTATCACAAGCCGTAGACCTACTCCGCGTGCCATACGGTAAGGCGGTTGAATCATTCCCGCGCCGTGGCATTATTGTCGGCACAACTAACAAAACCGCTGGCTTTTTGGTTGATGAAACCGGCAACCGCCGCTTTTGGGTCATCCCCACTACCAAGACCCAGCAGGACCAAATCAATACCGCTGCGCTACTCCTAGAGCGCGATGCAATATGGGCTGCTGCTGTCAAGATGTACCGCGATGGTGAATCCAGTCGGCTACCTGCTGCAATGGAGGATCGCATCACTGAAGAGAACAACACCTACTTAATTGATTCCCCATGGCGTAGTCCCATCATTGAATATCTTGATCGCCGCTCGGGTATTGAACTGCTCACATCTGAGGAGATATTGGAGTATGCAATTAAGAAGCCGCTAGAGCGTCAAAGCCGCGCCGATCAGATGCAGGTGGCATCTATTCTCAAAGATCTCGGGTGGGTCAAGAAGCGAGAGGCAACAGGCCGCCGGAGGTGGTATTACAGCAGGTCAGACGGTTAGACGGCTGTGAGGCACTGGGATCTCGCCGTCCTAACCTCCCAACCCGACCGACCTACCTAGAAGAGTTTCCCCAACCCCCCTATTCCCCCCTTTTTACTTATTCTTCTTAAGAGGTTAGGTTGGTTAGACGGTTAGGTAAAGCCATTCCACGACAGGCGTCTAACCGTCCAAACCTCGGAAAACAGGTTAGACGGCTATCAAATGCAAGAAATCAAGGTCAGATTCAATCCCGCCGACATCAACCACCTGGACCAGCAAGCCGCTGCCGCTGGCACCAGCCGCGCAGGTCTCATCCGTGACAGAGCGTTAAGCGGCGGCTTGCCACGGTTGAGCACGGTGGAATACCATGCGCTCGTTGCCGATGCCGTGTCGTACATGCGCGGTGACCTGCCACGCCTTCAAGTGGAAACCCTCGTTGCCTATGTCATCACTCGACTTGATCAACATCAACGCCAAGCAGACGCCGGTCATTAACCGGCTGCATGACTGCATGATGATGGCGCGGGCCTACGCCCATGCCATTCGCGACAATGCCCAAGATGACGGCACCGCCATCCCATTGGATCTTGTGGCATCCTTTCAAGAGACTTATGAAGAAATCATTGCCGCCCTTGCTGAAGCCGCCAGCGTCTGATCCGGTCAACCATCCATCGCACTACACCACCGGCAGCATCGAGTGCATCGACGCCATCCAAGCTGCCTTAACGCCTGAGCAGTTCACCGGCTATTGCCGTGGCAATGCCATCAAGTACATCTGGCGCACTGATCACAAAGGTGGCGCCGAAGACCTCCGCAAAGCAATCTGGTATCTCAACCGTGCAATTCACAACCTGCCAATTTGATCTCGATAACGCTCTACGCACCATTGCCCCAGCGATTGGTGTCCGCAGCAGTCACCCGATCCTTGACTGTTGCCTCATTACTGCCGCTGATGGCGTCATGTCCGTCACCGGCTTCAACCTAGATCTCGGCATCACCGTCACCGCACCAGCAGTTGTGGAGACCGCCGGCACCGTGGCATTGCCGTACAGGCTCCTAGCGGGCCTTGTAAGCCGCATGGAGGCCGATGAGGCTGTGACGCTGCACGATGGCGGCCTGACCGCTTCTAGCGGCTCCTACGGGCTTGCAGCGATGGATGCAGCGGATTACCCCGCAATGCCCGATGTAGAGGCCCCTGGCGCCCAGCTGGCGCTATCGGCTGGTGTCCGTGCCTGCATGACCGCTGCCAGCACCGATGCAAGCAAGGCCCTACTGCAAGGCATTCACCTTGCCAATGGCCACATGGAGGCAACTGACGGCCACCGCCTCATGCGTTACGCCGTTGACCTGCCTGCTGGTATTGACCTAGTGCTACCAGCAAGCACCATGCGGCTGCTGCAGGATCACACCGTCACCATCGCCCATGCCGGTGGTCAAGCTGTCATCACAACCGACGACGGCATCACCATCTACAGCCG